ACTCATAATACGAAGAACATTGTAATTAGTAGCATATACACGAATCTTACTACCCATAGCGGCGTGAGGGGTTAGCTGGAGCTGGAGAGTTGCGTTATCAATACGAGACATATTACAAGTACCAGATGGCTGGTGCTCTTCGGGTTTGAGACCGAATGAGTATACATTAATGCCAGTTGGTGGGATGTTGGTGTGGTGCTGGTATGGCTGGACTAAGTTGAAGTAAGAACCAAGACGCTCGGTGAAACGATCGTGTCCATTAAGCTGGAGTTTGGCGCGGACAACTGGATTACGACCGGCATTACGGGGACCGAAACCAGCGTGGTCAGACCCTTCCGCTGCGGTGGTGAGGGCTGCGAAATCAGTTGGGGCAAGGTTATTAACATTGGCACCCGGTCCAAAACCAGGTGGGAACATACCTGCTGACCCATACCCGCCATACATAGGGGCAACCATAGAACTGGTGTGAGAACCACTATTAGGTCCTTTGCCACCATTGCCACCATTGCCAACATTAGCAGTATTGTTTGCGTTGCCAGAAAGACCAAGATCACTTAAATAACTAAGGAATTCGGGGTCATTCGACTGGTTCATTACGTATGGGAATACATCAGTATCACCTTCAACATTGGTCATAACACTTGCCATTCCACCGCCGAGTGGCATTCCAGTGGCGGGGTCAATAGTGGCACCAGTGTCAAGGTCAAACTGGTCGGTGTAATTATTCCACTGATTCCAGTTGAGTTTTACAACATCGTCACGCTGAACAACCCAAATGAGTTCCTTACATGGGTGATTGAAATTAAGCTTAACCTTAACATTAGTGTTAACAGTAGATTCATCACCAGTAAACTGGAGCTGTTCAATTAGGTATTCGTGGGAAACCTGTGCGAAACGGCGACGCTCATCAGTGTCGAGGTAGATGTAATCGACATAGAGTGATGCGGATTCAAGGGAAGGAACACAGAATACATCAAGCTGACTGCTTCCAGAACCACACCCACCCATAGAACTACGGGTAGAAACATAACATTCATTCTTAGGACGGAAATCAACATTAATCTTAACTTCGTGGTACTGAAGGGCGATTAACGGAAGAGATAGACCGGGATTGCGACAGAACCAGAACTGAAGGGGTACATATAGAGTCGTTGCTTCAGTGCCACTGAGGGCAGTTCCGGTAAGATTAGCACTATTACCAACCATATTATCATACCCTGCCTGATGACCTGCTTCCTGTGTAAGCTCGTTCCAGATATTGAGCCAATCGCCATACTGCTTGTCGATACGCTGACCACCAATTTCGACCTCGACTGCCTTGATGATGAATAGACCAACATAATTAACCCATCGGAAATATGCGGAGCTGACCCCACCATTTTCTACACTTGGGAGAGTCACCTGTAGGTATACACGATGGATTAAATCACCATTACGTGAGATTGTACAGGTTACACGCTTGCCAAAATCAGCAGTGCCATTGAAAGTCTGTTCAATTGCTTCCATTGAGAAATTGGTGTGTCTGCGGTAAACAACCTTGAAGAAGGTAATCTGGGGATTACCAGTTAAATAAATATCCTGTGCGCCGTAAGCTACTAGTTGCATTAATCCTCCTCCCATTTTATAATATATGTATATAAAAAAAATTTGAGAATTAAATTAATTAATTAAATTAAATACATATTTTTCGATGTATTTAAATCAATTAAATTAATTTAATCAATTTAATTAATTTAATTAATTAAATGATTAATTAAATTAATTTAAGAGATATTTAAGATAGTTATCTATAAATGTCTCTTTTTAAATTAAAAAATAAAAAGATAATAAACTATGATAATAGATGTACATTAGACGTTAAACATAATAATATTTTAAAAAAATTAAATGAAGATAAAGAAAATATTTCTTTATTAAAAAAAAGAATAATTTCGTATAAAAAAAAAATAGAATTATATAATAATAATTTTGATATAAATAATATCACTTTATTATATCAAACTAAAAAAAAATTAGAAGAGTTGGAGCAGAAACTAGAAGATATTGTCACAAATAAAGACACTCATTCTTATTATCTTGATGCGTCTGATATTCTATCAAGTTATTATAATAAAGAGGATACAGATAAACATCCTCATAATAGTGTAATTGATTTTTTTAATAATATAGAAAAAGAAGAATCTAAAAATAAAATAAGTTATTATATAAATAAAAAAGATATAAGTAATAAAGCATTATTACTTGAAGAATTTCTAAAAAAAACAAATGATTCTGATTTTATATTAAAACAAAAATTAGTATATAATTATAACTTTTGCTCTCTTTGTAAAAGAGAGATGTATATAAATCACATCGACGGAATTCTCATATGTGAGAATTGTGGATATATAAAAAATATTATAATAGATAGTGATAAGCCTAATTATAAAGACCCTCCTCCTGAAATATCATACTTTGCTTATAAAAGAATTAATCATTTCAATGAATGGTTGGCACAATTTCAGGCGAAGGAATCAACAGATGTCCCACCAGAAGTTTTTAATAAAATAATTTTAGAAATTAAGAAAGAAAGAATTCCGAATATGGCTCAGTTAAATAATACTAAAATAAGAGAATATCTAAAAAAACTTAAATTAAATAAATTCTATGAACATGTTCCTCATATTATAAATAAAATAAATGGTATACCACCACCAATTATAAGCAAAGAAATGGAAAATAAATTAAGATTAATGTTCAAAGAAATTCAAGCACCTTTTAGTCAAGTGTGCCCTAAAGAAAGAAAGAATTTTTTATCATATTCATATGTATTACATAAATTTGTTGAATTACTCGACCTTGACGAATATAAAACGTGTTTTCCATTACTAAAAAGTCGTGAAAAACTACATCAACAAGATATGATATGGAAAGATATATGTAAAATTCTAGGATGGCAATATATTAAAAGTATCTAAATTTTCTAGAAAATCTAGATATTTAAGACATAATACTAATAATTATCTAGATATATACTATATATGGTTCGTAAAAAACAATTATCAAGCATCAAATTAAATATTTCTAGTATTATAGATATAATACTAAATATTGTAATTCTAGGTGTATTAATTGCAATAATTATAATGTTAGTTAAATGTCATAATAAAAATAAAGAATTTTTTTCAGGATTAGATCCCGAAAAAAAATATGCCTGTTCTGGTGAAAAAGAAGACCCATCATGGGTAAATAATACAATGTGCCAAGAAAGTAAATTCCTAATGCCAAATTCAAATAATTCTAGACTAATCGCAACTAATCCAATTCATAATTGTGGTAATAATTTCTAACTATCACCCTTCCATTCAGCATCGATTAGTCCAGCTTGTTTACATTTATTAAAATCCCACCATCTATCGTGTTTTAGATATTCTACCAAATCCTTCTTTTTAATAGTCGTATGTTTCAAATATATTTTTGTAATATTATCCATCATTTCTTCTAGGTTTTTATATTCATCATCCATATCACTCATCTTTCCACCCATCCATGAACTAAGTTGATGAATCAACATAGACCCATGACGACTCATATAGCGTTTTTCACCCACAACACTCAGAATTGTAGCAGCAGAAGCACTAGCACCCTCGATAATCGTATGGACTGGAATTGCCGATTGTTTAATGAAATCAACACCAGCAAATGCCGCGAATACACCGCCCCCATAACTATTAATATGTAGATAAATAGGCTTTGGTGTCATGTTATACATATCATTTTTCGATGTGATAAGTTTATAATCATCATTCAACTTATCAATTAATTCCTTCATTTTATAAATAGTATTTTTATTCACACTACCATTAAAATAAATATGATTTTTTTTCGCAAAAACTTTACTTACGTCATTAAGAGCTTCTAGGTCTTGTCTTGAAAACTTACGATGTTTTGTGGATGATTCGTCGACATCGTCTTCTTCCCCCTCCTCTTTTTTTACACCACATCTCAATCGTTTATAGCTATATTCAATATCACTCATTATATATAACTATGTATTTTATTTTTAAGTATAAAATG